TATTTCCTATAACTGCTACTTTTGTCATTTGGTTTTCTCGTATGAAAATCTAACACCTTTTGGAACGTGATTATTATATGCAAGGCGCAATCCAGTTTCTAATAGTTTTCGATTTTCTTTGTGATTGGGATCGCTAATATCAGTTAATAAAACATATTCACATTGTTCCCAACCTACAAACGGACTACGTTTTTGTAGTTCAAACTTATATACGTATGTGTGTTTATGTTTAAATTCAATCATACTATATTATAATTATTTTTCCGTACGAATCCTATTTTCGCGAGGACAATTTACGTAATCAGTTTTAAATGGACAATACTTGCAATTTTTATCACCCTTTCCAGAAATGGCCATATATGGTTTATCTGCAAGTTTATTGCCTTCTGAATCGAAACAATGTTCTACAAAATCATCTATTTGGCGCTGAACTTTGCGTTGTGTAACGGTACCTGAACTAGGTTTGAATAATTGAATGCGTTTTTGTGGAAACATTGACTCTTCAACCATTTTTCGTTTAACGATGAAGAATTCAACTACAATATTTTCTTTTGGAATACCAAATTGTTCAGAAAATTTATTTTTATAAATTACCAATTGTGCTGCTTTTGTAGGATCTGCTTTTTGATATTTATTCCAACCAGATCTACTCGTTTTAATATCAAATACATGTATCGTATTAGTAGGTACGTGACGTATAACCAAATCTATAAATCCGTAAAGATATACTGAAGGATTGTTTGTCGATGCCGGAGTACATAGTTCAACTTCGATACCTATTAATTCCCAATCCTTAGTTGAAAAATATTGTTTTCGACGTTTCTTAAACCATTCCAATATAGCAACACCATCTTCTAAATATTCTGCTAACTGTAATGGATTGGAAAAATGTCCTCCGGTTTCTTGTACGCATTTAGCATATTCTTCGCGAAGCTTGTTAGTTAATATGCCACGTAAATCTAATGCTTCAGCACGTTTAACTGAATCAGTATACATAACTTCAATAAAGTATTGAAACGTTTCATGAAATGCCGTGCCGAAGCAAGTATCAATTGATGCTTGAAATGGAGCCAATCCGTCGATATATGCTAATTTCCAAGATAACGGACAACGATCATACATTGACCATTGCGAATAAGATATTTTTCTAGGTACCGTATTAGCATCTCGTAATGATAGCTTGTATACAGGATTGATATAATTTCCAGATTTCATACATTAAATATATGAATTTATTTTTTAAGTTCCAAGTAATCAGGTTCAAATTTTACGTAATTATGAACTTGTTCTTGCAAGTAGATATCGATTAAATCTTTGGTTTTTTCTAAATCTTCCGAAAATGATCCTTTATGTCGACATCTAACAATTCTTTTAATGATATCAAATTCATAACTGTTTAATTTCCAATCTTCTGCAAATTTATACAAACTATCTTTGCCTTTATAATGAGATTGAGTATTCACACTCATTTACGTACTCCTTTAATCATTGTTTTTATTTCTTTTTCGGTATAACCATAAAGTGACAGAAGATGAGCACATTGATCTTGATTTAATAAATCGGCGTAATCGATTGCTTCAGATTTGCCAACTTTATAATGTTCTGCAATTTGTTCAACCAATTTATCTGAAAATTTGTCTTCTTTCTTGCCTTTAACATACTTTGCAAAGTTATTGTTTGTAGGTAATAAATCATGATAAAGGCGATATGTTTCTTTGGGACGTAATACTCCAATTGTATATTTCTGTAACTCATTAATTACGTCTATCAGATCCTGCCGCATTGACAAGTAACGATTAACCATATAAACCGAAAACTTTGATTGATCCGTTTCGGACCATTTCGACCATTCTCGTTTTTTGCTAGTTACTCCGTTGATTAAATCAAAAATAGTTGCACTCTTTTTTTCTTCTGCCATTTTATAGTTTATATTTGTGTTTCAATTTGGTTTCGAATAATTCTCCCATAGCAATTTCCAAAATAACTGCATTATCCGGAATTCCTGGTATCTTTCGTTCTAATACATCATCGATACTCTTGTTTCTAAGAGTTTTCATTTTTGTTTTTGCATTGCTACGATTTGATGTCTTAAATACTATAGTTATATTAGACTTATGATATGGTATGGACATTATTTCTTCATTTTAATCGGTTGAAACTCTTCCGGAATAGCACCACAATCGTCGCATCTAAATACTGGTACCGGTACCATTGTATCTTTATCGCCACCGGTTAAGAATTTTGATACTTTGTTGATTGCCATTACTTGACGAAAGTATAATCCGTCACATTCTTTGCATTGTATCGGTTGCATATCGTTTGGACCGATATTTACATTTAATTTACTCATATTTCTCCTAAAATATTGACAAACATTGCCATTATGTTAATTTCTTTATCAACTACACTAGCATCTTTGTATTGCGATTCTGCGATAATTAATATACAAGGAGCAATATGGCCATGTGCAAATTCATCTAGATTATCAAATAAAAAAGTATACATTGGAGTAAAATCTCTAACTTTGCTATCCGCGATAATTTGTCTAATTTTACCAAATGATGCTTTTTTGTCTTTTGGATTTTTTAAAACATCCAATATTTCAGTCATGTAATTTGCTTGAATTGCACTTGCTTTATCTAATTGCAATACTCCATTAACTACGGATGCTTGCGATGCATTAATAGCACGGCGAATGTCTGGATATGATGCATTGATAATTGCAGCAATATCTTTGATATCGTATTGAACTTGATTTTCTTCTAATACTTGCACTAATCGTTTTGCTACATCCGTTTTATTAGGAGGCGTAATTGCAAATGTCTGACAACGAGATTGAATTGGATCAATAATCTTTTCAACATAATTACATGTTAATATGAAACGCGTAGTTTTGCTATAAGTCTCCATAAGATTACGCAATGCTGCTTGTGCATTTGGAGTCAAATAATCTGCTTCATCTAAAATGATAATCTTCCAACGACGAAATCCAACTGTCGATGCATAACGTTTAATTTTATCTCGTACTGCATCAACTGAGTTTTCATCGGATGCGTTTATATACATGACATCGGCATCCACACTATTGGCGATAATTTTTGCCAACGTGGTCTTGCCAGTGCCGGCGGTACCATAAAACAACAAATGAGGTACGTCACCGTTATTAATAAAAATACGAACCTTTTCAATGATGTGTTCATTACCAATGTATCCTTCTAATGTATCTGGGCGAAACGATTCAACCCAAAGTGTGTTTTCTTGTGTATTAAACATAAATATTTATTTTCCTCCCGTTGAACCGAATCCTTTTTCTCCTCGCTTTGTTCCAGTTAATGCTCCCGTTGGCAACCATTCGATATGTTCTACTTTGCATAAAACCAATTGTGCGATGCGATCTCCTTTTGCAAATTCAACTGTCCTAGGACCATGATTAATTAAAATTACTCCAATTTCTCCACGATAATCTGCATCGATAGTTCCTGGCGTATTTAATACCGTAATGCCATGCTTAAGTGCTAAACCACTTCTAGGTCTTACTTGTATTTCATAACCTTTTGGTATTTCTACAAACAATCCGGTTGGTACTAATGTACGTCCTGTCGGATCAATCGCAAATGCATGGGTACATCGAACATCTAAACCGGCACTTCCCGGTGTTTCATATTCAGGAAGTGCATTGTCTGATTTATTTACTACAGCTACTATCATAATTAATTTTGCAACATTACTAACCAATATGCCGAATCAAAATCAGCTCCAGTAAATTCAATACGAGCTAACCCATCTGGAGATACGTGAAGCTTACCAGAATCACCTCTGTTTGCTACAAGTACTTCTTTCAATTTATCTGCAGAGAAACAAACAGGTTCCATATCAGCTGCTGTTGTTGATCCTACTTCAAATGTAATATTATCCGCATTAACCGTGCTATAATTAATAATAAAACGAATTGTTCCGCTTTTTACTTGTACTGCAAAATTCTTTGCATCAGGTAACGCATTTTTTGCTTTGATAAATCTAGTTATAAATTCTTCATTAACTGGAATTTCAATTTGATATGCAGGTTCTGCATTGATTGATGGAACTGCAGGAATAACCGTTGTATCTGCTAACATGAACGTCGCTTCTGTTTTACCTTCGCTAATTTTCATTGCATAATTTTTACCTGCTGCATCTTTTACATCAATTTCTATGTTTTCGCCTAATGCAGACAACATTTTAATTAATGCTCCGGTATGATTGATTCCTAATTCACCTTTCATGAACGGAGTTGTTTTCCATTGTATTTTTCCTACAACCGTTTGATCCATATCAATCAATTCGCAATTAATTCCTTCTGCATTTTCTTTCAATTTAACAGCTTCACAATTACCTGCTAAATAATAACGATTGATTAATGATTGTAATTTACTTTTTTCCATTTTTATCCTGATTAAAATTTAAAGAATTTATTAAAGTTTTCAGCATCCGTAGTAGATATACTATCACCGCCGAATTTTTTATATGTTTTAATGTATTTTTCGTAGATATGCGGAGCTGCATCTGGATCTGCAAACATTTCATGCAATGATAATATTACATCATACAAATCTTTAGGTACCACCGTTTCTAACAATTCAACGTGACTATCTACCATTTGATTGATTTCATTTGCCGCATCTACATATAAATGCGTATTATGAACCACCATTCTTGGCATAGCTTCTTGCGAATATCTATCTAATCCTGTCGGAGTTTGTCCACCTAACAATTCATAAGTAAAATCGCTACAAGCAGGACATCCTAAGCTACACGGAACATGTTGAGTCAAATCCATATCGATTCCTACTCGTCCTTGTTTAACATGATTCTTTCTTCGATATTCCGCATTCTTTGGAAAATATAATTCCGAGAATGTTTGCGTTTTATAATTAGTAGAATGCAAATATGTTCCAAACACCGGATATTGTCCTGGAGACGATGAATCCGTAGTTATATAGATTCTATTTCCATAATATTTGTTCATTAATTTTTGCAATGTTGCTAAAATAAAGAAATCCGAAATCTTACTAATACCTAATAAGTGAACGTATTGGTTTCTTTTATTTTCAAATTCTTTTTCTTTAAGAAGCAATGAAATAGCAAACATAAAATCTACTAATCGTTGCGGACCTCCAATTGCCCATCCTTGAAAATCAAAATGCTTAAATTTATTGTACCACCACGCATACTCTGCTGAGTTAGATCCTTGCAACATGTTTAAGAATTTAGTCTTACCACTTTGATGCTTTTCAAACCAAGCAAAGTTATCAAAACTAATATCCGCACATTCTGCAAATTTATTTCTATATTTCGTTTTAGGTGGAATATCTAAATTAGCTGCTACATCGCTATTAGCTTCTAACCAATGAAAAATCTTTTCTCGTAATTCATTGCTATAAGGCAAAGCCCCAGTTGCTATTTGGTATCCTCCCGAATCTCCAAATACTAATACATCTTTTTCTAATCCTAGTTGATCTCGAAAATCCATTTTTTTGTAATGATGTCCCGCTGTAATCAAAAAATACGGATGTCTCCATTCTTTTGGATAACGGGAATCAAAAAACTTAACTGGATCTCCATTTGCAAATTTCATATCTTTCTTAAATGCAGATACCATAGATCCTGCAGATAAAGATGGAAAGTATATGAATCTTTTAGCTTCGCTCATCGTATTCCTTTAGTTTATTAATTAATTGTGTTGCTGAAAAAAAGTTTTCATGTAATGTTTCGACCAATTGTGCTATTGGTTGATCCATTGCTTGGTCTTCGTATTCTAATATTGCATTTGCTGCACTAGCAACGCTGTCAGCTCTCTTAAACATCGGATCATACATTTCCGTATATGATAACCGATTAGGAACTATGGGACATGCTCCTGCACACGCTGACTCATACATTGATATTCCCAATGTTTCTTGATCTGCAAATGATACTGCAAATTTAGCTCGCTGAAGCAATTCATGATATTCTTGTTTGTTTAAATTCATTTCCATAGCAACACAAAATTGATAATGTTGCAAATCTGGATGCTTTGCTAATCTTTGAAATAAATCTAAACGCTTCTCTGGAGCAATTCGGTGTGGAAATACTATAATGTTTTCTTTAAGAGTCCAAAGTTTCGGTGCAATTAAATCTTTTGTATATTCCATTGGCCAACCGGTTCTATGCCATCTCGTATCAAATATAACATCATACGTTTTATCGATTAAGTCATAATGTGCTCGAGTTGCTATCCAATTGTAGTTATAACATTCCATCATCGATGTTTCAGCATGGCGAATCCATGGTTTACTTCCCACGAGACGCCCTAAAAAGTCATACGGGTCATATGAACCCGCGTGCCAAAGTCCATGCAGTACAACGGGAATATTTAGGAGTTCACTCATGTATTTTACATTGATAATGCCTGGATGCCAAGCATCTGTAAAAATAATATGATCGCCTGCTTCAATTTCGCCTTTGGTAAACATTTCCGATAATTGATGTACTTGCGTTGCTTTATACATATTAGTACCGCCAAAGTTTAAAAAGGCTCCTGGAGTTGTTGCTTCCGGAATTGAATTATCTCCTTCTACAACTACAACATCAAATCCGTTATTGCGAAGCAATTGTGGTACATGAGTTTTCCATTCGCAAGTATAACGAGTCGGTACCGATTCTATGTCTACTAAAAATATTTTCATTTTTCTACAATTGCTCCATTTTCCCAATCTTCCCAAACTTCAACTTTGTATAATGCAGGAAATTCATTTAACAACCATTCTCCGATCATTTCACATGACATTGAATCAAATTCTAATACATTAGTTATTGGAGATGTAAACCCAATTCGCAATGCTTTTTGTATTTTGCGATTCAACAAGATAAATTCCTCATCGCGATCTGTATGTGTTACGGATGCATAACATCGAAATCCAAACATATGCCGATGCCTGTATGATAAAAATGCTACTTCTGGAAATACATCTTTGGCATCTGGCCAACAATGAAACCCTTCGATACTAAATGTTACTACTACGCTGTACTTCATCTGCTATTAACTTTTTAAATTTAGTTGTAGACCAACCGTGGTCTCTATTTAAGTAATGTATTGGAATATCTAAATCATCCCCTGTAAACGACTTTCCTATATAATCGTCTCCTAAGAATCTAACATCGTAATTTCCATGTTTAAGTAATTCATATAATTCATTTTCATATGTGTATGGAATAACTGCCGAAATACCTAATTCAAATAACATTTCTTGCCGTTCTTCAACGGATAAAATAGGTTTACATTTTTCCGGTCGTTCTATTGTCGGATCGGTATGTAATAATACTACAAGATCGTCGCAATTTTCTTTACATTCTTTAAACATTTTAATATAACCCGGATGTATTACATCAAAATTGCCAGCTATAACTCCTTGTTTCATACTATAATATAAGAAAATAAATCTTATTTTCCAAAACTAAAAAACTTTGCAACTGAATTATTTTCTGGAAATGCGCCCCAATTCATAGCCGCATAAAAATCATCCAATTTATTTTTCAATTCTTTTTCAAAGATTTTATTTCTGTCTATGTATTGTTCTACAAATTCTATGATAGGTTTAGGATCTTGATATCCTCGAAGTGCCATCGTATCCATTCCATATGGATTATCTGCTAAATATGCCCATTTCACCTTTTCTCCATTTTGTATAGCAGTTACATCTTTAACTTCGTACATATGCAAGAAATCGTTAAAATTAATTGCAGCCTTAACATGTGCGGGAGTTCCTTTAAGATATCCGGTGAATGGCTTTCGTCCTTTTATGAATTTTGATATTTCTTTTACTCCGGAGTTTTTCATTACATTTAATACATCGGAAGATTGTATTTGTTTTTTAAATGCATGAATCATATTCGATGTTTCTGTTTTATCTTTTTCTTTAAGAATATGCCAAAGTGTTTCTTTCATTATCATTTTGAAATCTTCTGGAAATGATGAACGAACTACATCTAAACCTTTTATATCTAATTTATCCGTAGGTTTTCCTTCTTTGTAAATTACCCATTGTGCATATCGTTTCTTGGCAATCCATAAACCAGATTTTGCAACATATTCTTGTTTAATTTGCCAACGATGTGTTGCGGTGTTATGAAATGCCAAAGCATATTGATCATACATACGATTTACATGACGTTGTATTTCGGATGCAATTTCATTGGTTTTATCTACCATGAACTTTTCATCGGATTCATCGCAATTCGGATATCTATGTTGTATCAAAGGAAGAGCCGAAATAAATGCGGAATCTGTATCTGTATAAAATGCAAATTCTGCTTGTCCTCCGGTTGCATTAATAAAATGCGACTTACCAATTTCTTTAGTATAATACGAATTGATTACTCGTTGTGAAAATTTAATAACATTTTGTCCAGTTGCCGTAATAGCACCTGCGTTATCTAAATCGTGAAAACGAAACGTTTTTAATCCTAATACTCCATAAAATGAATTAAGCAATACTTTTTGTGTATTTTGTAATGCATCGTAAAATTTATAATCTTCAGAACCAACTTCATATTCATCGCGTTTATTTTTATATGTAACGCGTTCATCAAACCATGTTTCTAATATTGCCGGTAAAAATCCTTTAATATCGGTTCGATACACTGTACCGTTACTAGCTACTGTATATTTATTATCGGTTAACCATTGTTTAACGTTTTGTACAAACGTTCCATCTGTAAATTTAACTTGTTGCGGTTCTGGCTTTAACAATACTTCTTGATTCCATTTTTCTATTACTCCTACTTTAGTTTCCGGAGATATATTTAATGTCATGATGATGCTTGGATACAGAGAAGTTAAATCTAAGTCATATATCCATTTATACAATCCAGGAACGGGAGCCATTACATATGCACCTGCTAAATCTTCGATTGATTCATCTTCAACAAATCTAAATGCTTTAGGTGGAGCAACCAATCCTTTACGTTTTAAATCTACAATAGCAGCACCATCCAAGTATTTAGATGCATAATATACATCTTCATACGGAACGTGTCCTTTATGGCATATAGTTCTTGCAAGATTAAGCATTTGTAACTTTTCGTCTAATTCATAAACCAAATCAACGTCGGTCATGTTATATTCTACGAATTTTTCAATGTCAGTTGCAAACAAATAATTTAAATCTCCTTCGTATTCAACTTTACCTCGACCCAATTCTTTTTTAGCAACCGTATCTAAACGATAATTTGCAAGTTCTGTATATGTAAATTTCTTGTATAATGTTAAATAATCTAAACTAGATACTCCAAATATTTTGTATCGTTCTCGATGTTTATTCCATTCTACAATACCTGCAGGAGATAGTTTTTTAACAGCACCAGATCCTAATAATTTTTTAATGCGATTAACCATGTACGGAATATCGTAATTATCCGTATTCCATCCCGTTATAACGGTAGGTTGTATTTCTGCAAATAAATTAATAAATCGAGTTAACATGTTCGACTCATTGTCAAATACTTCTACATTATCAACTGATATTTTTTGTGTAAGTCTGCGTTCTTCGTCTAATAGCAATACGCCTTTTCTTTTACCGGCTTTATCGAAATATGCAATCGATGTTATACGTGCACGTGCTTCTTCAGCAGTAGAATATCCGTTTTCATCTCGTTCCGTTTCAATATCAAAAAAGAAATCGCGATGTCCTTTTGAAACTAAATCTGAATCGTAATACAAATCAATAAGCGTTCGAACTTCTTCATTTAAATCCGATTCAAATGCTTTTGAATTGTCTTTATGATTTCCTGAAACTTTAGAGAGTTTAGTTCCATCTAATGATTGATATTGACCGTTATCGTCTGGTAAAAATGCATATGGTTTAAATGCAAACTTTTGATGCCCAATTTCATCATCCCAGACGTGCATCGTGCCTGTTTTTTTATCGTAATTTATTGCTTGATACATCGTTTATTTTTATAGTATCGTATGATACCGTAACTATTTATTGCTATTATAACTAATCCTAAAACCATATGGCTAATATTATGTATGTAAATATCATATATAATCCAACCAATATCGCCTACAATCCACCAAATTAATGCTGGAAGAAAACGTCCGTTGGCATTGACAATGAAACCAATCAATACCAATGCCGTACAGACCCATCCTAACGTCTCAATCATGGACGCGTATTTATCATTGCAATTTCATGTTCACGAACTAAAACAAATTCGTCGGACTCTAATTGTACTTTCTTTTGCGAACCTAAATTTCCGGAATAGATTTTTACTCGGTCTCCTACTTTTACTGTCATTGGTATTTTATTACCAGTTTGAGTAAACAACCCATCGCCTACTGCCATCACATCGCATTCAATGTATTCATCCATACCTGCCATCATGATGATACCACTTTTAGTTTTTTCTTGTTTTTCTAGTTCTTTAAGGAGTACTTGATCTCCAATTGGTTTCCAATTCATAACTTATTCCTTTTATTTATTATACAAATTTATTACTGCATCTTTGGTTATTGCAGTGCCTACTAATCGACCTGCTTCCATACCATTTTTAATTACCAACAATGTAGGAACATTTCTTACGTTGTATTTGCTACACGTATCTGGACTAGTATCAGCATCGATAAATGTAATTGTCATTTGAGACTGTAATTGTTGCATTTGCGGTTTTATCATTTTGCATGGTCCGCACCATTCTGCTGAAAAATAAAGTACTTGTTTCATTTTGTTATAATGTATTTAATTTCGTAATTGCCAAATGTCGTTGTCGTTGTCCAATTCATTATACTCCTCGTTTAGTATCAAATGCAATGATATGATCTCGTCCTGTCATGTTATATCCAAATTGTGCGCACATTTCAAATACTAACGGATACATTTTAATTAATTCTTCTCTTGTATCTCCCGCCGGCATTACATATGTTTTATCTTTTGGAATATTTAACTTTACTCGAAATTCTTCAATTTCATGTAAATTTTCTAAAGAACCATCCCATACTGGTTTATAATGATAATCTGCATGATATGCAATCATTTTTTCAATTGCGTCATAGTTCAACCTAAATTTATTATGTTGCGTAACCATTTTTTCATCCGTAATCGTGCCTTGTGGCGTAGAAATGCCCACAACGGGAACGCTATTGCTAAACTTAGGGCTAAGAGAGATAACCCCAATAGGATAATCAGTCTCAATAAAATGCGAACCTTCAGTTTCAATAGTAATAAGAATGCCTCTTTCATGTGCAAAATGCGTCAACTCATTAACCAAAGCGGGATGCATTGTAGGAGAACCTCCCGTTAACATCATTTCTTTGATATGTGGATTTTTATTATAAATATCTACAATATCATTAAATGTAAATGTTCCTTTTTCCGGATGAATGCTTGTATACCAAGAGTCGCACCATCCTCCTTCTCCAAAGTAGCATCGATGAGTGCATCCGGTAGTTCTTACCGCAATTGTAGGTCTTCCGAAGCGAGAACCTTCACTCTGTACACATCTATATAATTCAACAATTGGTAAGACTTTGTTGTAGTCTGTAATTCTTCCTGGTTTCATAAATTCCTTAAAATGGTAAGTCATCATCTTGCTCAACGTTATCGGCAGCATCGGATTCTAAATTAGAAATTAATTGATCAAACTGGTTCTTCAATTCAACTAGTTGTAAATATACATCGTTTATAGACATATTAGTATTAATAGTTTTACCAAAATATTCATCTAAAAACGATTTAGGATATGTAGCTACTCGATTATATTCTGTCGTTGCTCGTTCCTGAGGTAAATCGGTGTATATAACATGAACATCTTTTTTCTTAGCAGATTCATAGACTTTTTGACCTAATCCGGTTTCTCGCGATGATATACCTCGATAATCATATAAGGACATGTATTGTTCATTACTCTTCATAACTTGCCGAATTTCTTTCGTGTTCGTATACTTCTACTTTAATAGCTCTAACTCTGCCTTCGGTTTCTTCTTTTAAAAATTTGTTGATTATTTTGTACAAATGCTCTGCAAATTTTTCACATCCCGTTGCTGGAAGTATGCGTAATTGTATGATACCATTGTCATTCATTTGATGAAAATTCTCCAAGTATGGGTCATCGCTAGCTACAACTGTTGTATGATCTAGCAACCAAGCAAAATAGTCTTTTGGAGACATTCCAAGTATTTTAGTTTTTGCTCGTTTCATACCACCAAAATCCCATACCCAATTTCTATGATCTAATTCTCCTTCAAACCATACTCTAAACGATACAGCATATCCGTGAAGATACTGACAATGCGTACCATCTGCTCGCCATTGACGGAAACACGTTGAGTATCCATCAAATAATTTTGTTGATTTAAATATTGCCATTTTTCTTTGATTTTTTAGGTTTTTTAATTTCTGTATCTGTTTTAATAGGAACTTCAATTGTAACATATTCCGGAAAGAACATGTTCAATCCTACTCCAGTGCAAAATGTAATTGTTTTTTTAGCCATATATTATCCTTGTTTAGTATCAAATTTATAATCATCTGCTGTCGACGTTTGCATATTGCATTTCGTTACATTGTAAGTAGTAAAAGGTCTTGTAACTATCTTTACAATGTCATTTTGCTTTAAAAATTCTAATTCTGGACAATCTAATGATAACATTACTTTGCAACGATTAAATATCGTAGGAGGAATCTTTTTGTATTGCTCCGGAGTTATTTCTAATGTAACTATCGCTTTGGTGTCTAAGATGTCGTTTATTTTATTCCAATCCGCTTCCTTTATCAGTATATCAACATAACTAATACACATGTATACGTGGGGATATGCTTTAAAATTACCGGGAATTTCGGTGCGAACAAAGCAAGTATCAACATCCGCTAACGGACCTTCTACTTCTTTGCCATAAAAGTATTTTTCTCCAAACATCGTTTTATTTTAATATAAAGAAATAATTAAAAAATTCCAAGTTACCATTTTAAATAACTACGTATAAATGGACCTTCTCCGGTTCTCGTTTCAGTTTCTGCAAAAGCTCGTTTAAAGTCTTTAGCATCATATTCGTGAGTCCATACCCAATCTAAATCAAACTCGGTATTAGCTGCAATACGCATACTTCGTTTAAAATCTGACGTTCTAGGAGATGGAAATATGTATGTATGATTTTGCCATAATGAATTCCAAAAATTGGTAGTAACTGGTTTATCCATGGATGCTGCTAAACATATCACAGCTTCCGCATCGGCTACTGATAATACTTTTTCGTAATTTTCAGATTTACCGCTTAATTCTACAATCGTTTTAAACTTAAAATCTATTTCATCAAACGTAACAAATTTGGCACCTAAACGATTCCATTGTTCTTTGTTGTGACTACCAATTACGTAAACGTCTAAATTCGGGGCTACTTGTTTTATGTATTGTGCGGTAATGTTAGAAACAAATCCGGTGCCTACAAATAAAATTCTTTGTTTTTTAGATTTCGTTTTAAGTACTTGCAATGCTATGTTAACGGAACATGCAATTGGTTCAATGATATTGTTAGGTGAAATAGAATCTACATGTACTGTATTTTCTTCATCTGCATAAAACCATTTAGAAAATGCCGGATCGCATCGCGATGCAACTAAGTCTCCTACGTGGAATTCTTTTATGTTTTTTCCAACCTTAACTACTCGTCCTAAAGATTCATGTCCGAAATGGCCAAACGGTATTGCAATTTTTCCCGTATATTGATCTATGTCACTTCTACAAATGCCGGTATATACGGATTCGATTAACATTTGATTTGCAGACATTTCGCCTAAAACAAAATCATATTCTTCGATTTCTCGATTTCCGTAGCTATGCAATATTCGTGTTTTCATATAGATAGTTTAGCAAATAATGGAACTTGTTCCGATTCAACAAAGTGATCAATAATTGAATGTATTTCCACATCATATTTTTGATGTTGTTGATATGTAGCTTCATCTGCATACATATATTCGTGTAACATGGTTTCATATGCAGATTCTGGACATAATCCAACGCCATATGTTAAATTAGAACCTCCTTTAATAAAGAATCTCCATTCTACGATGTCTACATCGATATCTAATTTCCAACTAGCAAAACATTCAATATCGACGTTGTTTGTTTTGCTTTTAAAATACGCACAATCGTCTACATCATAGATTCCGTTTGCATCATAATTACCATATGTAGAATCATTTTGTAGTTGCGACATATCATATTGTCGATAACATTGTGCCGTAAACTCTTCTGTCGCAATGCGGTGTCCTAAAGTTCTTTGTGCTACACTTAACAAGTGCGGCATTAAGTCTCTAGATACTCCACTATACGATTTATACTTATCTGTAAACCAGCTTCCTGCTCCTGGAATTCTATTTTTATTCAACCAAAACAATTGTATCTTTTCAATTTCTTTGCCTTGCAAATCCGCAAATAAAGTTCTAAATTGATTGTTTTTAACCATCCATAATCGAGACTTAGGATATTGTTGTTGAAATCCTAACCAAGATCCTGCGTGTTGAAATCCAGGTTTTTCTACTACAATATTAGTTACATATCTTGAACCTAATTGCCTT